GCCGTTGTCCTACCAGGGATGACGAAAAAGTGTGAGCAAGGTCTGTCGCTGGTGTCGAGCAGATCGGAAAGAGTGACGGGCGGCTCCGGCAGTCAAGATCATTCTGGACATAGGGGCTAACCTCGGATGCTGAAAAGCACGGGGCTTAGTCCTCCTATGTTCTGAGTTCAGGGACTCTCCATCAGTCATGATAGGTTAGAAGATCTAGGTACAATCACTCTGATCAACCGAAAACGACATTGAAGACCCTGCGACGGAATAGATGTACTCTGCTTTGGTCGCTTCGCCGCTTTTGAAATTTGGCCCCCAGAATAAGCAAATCTGCGCAAGATTGATCGCCTTCAGCTGGTTGATATCGGCCCCCGCCAAAGAGTCATCCAGCTTGTAGAAATAACGGTAAGCGCTTTCCTCACGCTCGACACGTTCAAGCACTGTTACCTCATCAATGCTTCTCGGAAGCCCTTCATTCATTTTTGCGTAAACAATCGCCGGGATGACAAACTCCCTAGACAGAACCGGCGTCAAGGCTATTGCCAGAACTGGCAAAAACCTCGCAACTCCAATAAACCGGCTTGCAAAATGCCCAGCGATAGCAAAGACGCCTCCAAGAAGCGCGCCGACAATTGCATAGATAGACCATATCGGAAAATCTGCTAATATGCTCATATACTTAACTCACCAAACTTAGCTATAGATTAAGGAAGCCTTGCTGATATGCTCCCTAAAAATAGGGGGGAAAATGCGAGTGCCAGTAGGTAAGTGGGTTGAAGGCGCTGTTGCCGACATGACTGTTGCCGAGCGTGAAATATTCAAAAGAGCCGCCGGCTGCGTCACTTGCTCTCACTTTTGTGATTGCCTGATCGCGCAGCGGATGTTTCGGAAAGGTCTCTCAGCATCTTCTCTTGAGCTTCCGTCATGGAAGGATCAAGTACGACCTCGATGCCAGGCAGAGGTGCAATTCGCACTATCTCTGCCCGTATATCCTCCGGGCCTGCCCCTGCCGATCGAGCTGCCAGAACGGCGCGCTGGAGCAAGACTCTCCAGTCCGGCTGGTCGGCGTCATGAGGCCCAGCATCACTGATTAACCATTCAGGCGTTGTCTTTAGCACAGGTGCCAATGCCATAATGGTAAGCACCGAAACGCCCTGATGCTTGCCCTCTTTCACAGCCCTTCGAATGTTCCGAATTGCGGAGTCGCTTAGCCCTGCCTCGGTCGCGGCCTTTGATTCAGCGAGGTCTAGAGCTTCTAGCCGCCGGTCTATTTTTGAGAGAATCCTTTCAAGCATGGGCGGTACGGTAACCGAATAGAGAAATCGTATCATTCGGTAAGAAAACCGTTGACATGTTCGGTAATATAACCGAATGTAGCGTCATGATTGATTTGAAGCACCTACTCATCCTGGCGAAAGAATACAAGCGGGCCACCGGCAAGGAGGACACGACGATCAGCTCGCGTGTCTTTGGCGACGGCAAGAAGCTGTCCGCTCTGAAGTCTGGCGCTGATATCACCACCACCCGTTTCAACGCAGCAATCATGTGGTTTTCGGAAAACTGGCCTGAAAAGGCGCGGTGGCCGAAGGATCTAGAGCGCCCTGTGAAGGAGGCCGCCGAATGAGAAGCGAGATGTGGGAAGCGCGAGCTGCTCAGCTGTCCGAGTTCTCTGGAGCTGGCCTCACTATAAAGGAAGTAGCGTTTAGAGCCGGGCTCACGCCACCTACCGTCAAGCGGTATGCGAACATCTATGGCCTGCAATTTGGCCGCTTCAGCACATGCCCCGCCGAGAAGGGCGAGACATTCCGTATTCGCGTAGAAGCGATCAAAGAGGCTGCTGCTGAAGGTAAGACGAGGGCGGAAATCGCCGCTGAGCTCGGCCTCGACACAGGCACTGTCAGCACATACGGGAAAAAGCACGGCATCTCCTTCGTGCATGCACGGACAGGGTTTGGCGTTGACTTCTCCAGAGCCGAAGTCATGGCCTCTATGTACAAGTCGGGCAAGACGCTTATTGAGATTGGCACAATCTACGGCGTCTCCAGAGAACGCGTCAGGCAGATCGTCAAAAAATACCATGGAATGACTTCGAAGAATGGCGGGCACCGTGTCAAAGCGGCGGCTAAGTCCGAAAAGGTAAAGGCGTCGATTGAGAGAAAATGCCTTGAAACGAAAGGCTGCTCCCACGCTCAGTGGCGAGACCTCGTAGAACTTGGCAAGGAAATGCAGCGGAATGGCGTAACGGCCTACCGGACGCCCACTAAAGCTTTTGCGAACCAAAGAAATAATGCGATCGGCCGTGGCCTTGAATGGAAAATGAAGCTTTGGGAGTGGTGGTCGTTTTGGCAGGAATCCGGCAAGTGGGACGAACGCGGTAGAGGCGCTGACCTGTATGTGATGTGCAGGTTTGCCGACGCGGGTGCCTATGAAATCGGCAACGTCTACATTGCGACCCTCTCTCACAACAGTTCTGTCCAGCCAAACAATCCTTATCGGAAAGGGCACCCGCGCCACGACGAGGTAATGGGTGAAATAAAGACGCGAGCTAAGGCCGCTCCACGAAAACACCCGCGCAAGACAACGCGCGTCCGAAAGTACGACCTTCCGACAGGTGTCTCTTTTCATAAAACCTCTGGTCGGTATGCGGCGCAAATCTGCATCAATGGCAAGCCTACGTACCTTGGCATGGCGGCAACTCCAGAGCTTGCGCACGTCAAGTATTTGGACGCTCTGGCGATGATCGATGGCACTTCCGCCCCTTCCAAACCCGTAAAGGAAGCAGCCGAATGAGCGAGTACGACATGAGCATCCATACAAACCCAGATGCTTTGGCGTGGGCCAAGTTCTACGTTGAGACAAAGGCCAAGAGCGCCGATCCCGCCAACTTTGACGACGAAGACAACATGCTCGGTTGGTTCGCTAACGCGATGATGGCGATGCACGATCATCTCACGGGCCAAAAAGTCACGGTCCTTCCTGATGGTTCTGCTTTCTTCGTTGCCGATATCCCAGCCCCTCCCATCCCCCACAACCCAACAGAGGGCTGAGACATGACAACCGTCACCTACACGAATTGGAACACCGACATGGACCACGCCCCAAAGGGCAAGATGGTAATGGCCGAACGCCTTGTGTTTGACCGATCCAGCGCGTCTGGGAAAAGCCTCAAGACCGTCGAGGAATATCAAACTGATCACGTCATCCTCATGAGCGAGTGCGGCAAGGTCATCAAGTCCTACTGGCTTCCGAAGGAAAACCGCTGGGCTGGCTTCAAGGCTGGGGAGCGCCCCCTTGCTTGGCAGGCTTGGCCGGAATGGAACGAGGGGATTGCAGCACATGCGCGCCAACTCCGGGGAGTTTTGACATGACTGACCTCGGCTCCATCCTCATCACTTGCGCAATCATCTTCACGGGGACGTTTGCTGTCGGCTGTGCAGCAGTTGCTTTTGGCTCAGTTATCGGCAGGGCGCTTTTCAAGGCCCGCGAGGCGAAGTTCGAACGCGTCGTAGCAGAGACCCCGGACGAGGTCTTTCTTGATGCCATCCGAAATTACGACGGAACCTAATCAAATTGAGATGACGCGCTTCCTCCCCAGCGCTCTCTCAAGCCCGGTCATTGTGGTCTCCCCCCTGCGATGACCGGGCAACCTTCAACTTCGGTAGCTGAAACTCTCCAGAAAGACGAACGGAGAGGTCCGAGCATAGCAACGAGGAGAGATCGCCGATCGATATTGGTTCCGCAGCGGCGGGCCTGGAGACGGGGTCAGTAGACCCGGCAAGGTCAAAAGCCCCGTCTCGTATTTGGATGTCTGTTTTCATGTTCGATCCTTTTCAACGAGGTCGAATATGGAACAGGAGACGGACAAGGTGTTGTCTAACGGTGACAAGAAAACGTCCAACAGGGACAAGACTATGAGCGATGTATTTTACGCACAAAACCTATTTCGAGAGGCTTTTCCAGAGAGCCGGTACGGAAGCGTCAAGGCTGCATTGTACGCAGCTCACCGCACTCTGAGCCGGAAGCTCGCAAAGGAATTCACCTACAGGCGCGCACGGACCATCCACGAAGGAACGGCCCGGCGGATTGATGCAGCAGAAATGGAAGCGCTGAAGCTGGCGCTGATTGAGGAGAACAAACGTGAGCAGCAATACCTTCGTGCCCGTCTGGCTTCGTTGGATGAAACGCTTGCCGCTTATGAGAAGGCTGCGCATCGCAAGGAAGTGGCGCGATCGAGCAAGGAAGTGGGCCGATAGGGCTGAATGGATCGGGAAGGATTGAGCAATGACACCGAAAGAAGCAGCAGCCCAACTGAACGGCAACCAATACCGCGAGGAAGGTTCAAAGGAGCTTTTCCAGACGATGAAGGCTAATCGCCTCGTCGCCGTCTTTGGCGGATCCGATGACCTCATCGAAATGCGCGGCGCGATCAATGACGAGGTTGGCGCATACGATGGCGGCTTTGCCTACGTCACTCCTTCCGGCTTGCTTGAGAATGAGTGCGGCAACGAGCGTTGCCCTCACTTCACCAAACTCAAAAAGACGGCGGCTGAAATTGAGGCCCTCTGGTGCGCGGAGGAAGACATTTCCTGGACCTATCGCACCGACATTCCGCACGAAACCTTCCTGATCATGGAAGACGACGAGACATATTGCCGTGGCCTCGTCTTCTCGCTGGATCGCCTCACAGCCTAATCCCAGAGGAACACCAATGACCGAAGCAGCAGAGCAGAACGACAAGACGCCAGAGGCTGTACAGCCGAAAGAGCTTTTCCGCCACAAGAAGCGCGGTGGCTTTTATGAGGTTATCGGCGTCGGCAAGCTGCAGTCAGAAAACTGGTACGAGGACGACGCTGGGTGGACATCCGTCGATATGCGGGCTGTTACGATTTATCGGTCCGTCGATGACGGCTCTTTTTGGGTCCGCGCCACAGAAGAGTTCAACGACGGTCGATTTGAGACCTTTGTTGCCCCAGCCCCATCCTAGCCCTGCTCCTCCCGGCGGCACCCTCCCTATTGCCGCCCACCTTACCGAGGGAAGCGAGAATGCTCCCCGGTTTCTTTATTCAGCATAAGGCGGATGGATATGACGGAAAAACTCAAGGTCTTGGATCTGTTCAGCGGAATAGGCGGCTTTAGCCTTGGCCTTGAACGAACAGGCGGGTTTGAGACCGTCGCCTTTTGCGAAATTGAACCTTTCCCCCGCCGCGTATTGGCAAAACACTGGCCGAAGGTGCCTTGCTACGATGATGTCAGAACCCTCACAGCAGACGTTCTTCAACGAGACGGAATTTCCGTTGATGTCATCTGTGGAGGCTTTCCGTGTCAAGACATTAGTTACGCCGGGAATGGCGCCGGCCTTGCGGGTGAAAGAAGCGGCCTCTGGTTTGAAGTCAAGAGACTTCTTAGCGAAATTAGACCGGAATTTCTCATCGTGGAAAACGTCTCAGCACTCCTTAGCCGGGGGATGGGGGACGTTCTCAGGGATTTGGCCGAGGTCGGGTATGATGCTGAGTGGCATTGCATACCGGCTGCATACGTTGGTGCCCCGCATCATCGGGATAGAATTTGGATTGTTGCCTACCGTGATGAAGGGGAGGTGCGGGCCGGGTGGTTCACAAGGCTGCAAAACCGCAAAAAAGATGATTGGCCGAGATTGGTATTTGCCGGAGGAAGCAGAGAGGATCATGGGGTTCCCGATTGGCTGGACCGAGTTGGCGCCTGTGGAAACGCGGTAGTGCCCCAGATCCCTGAAATGATTGGGCGCGCCATTCTCCAGGCGAGGTCAGCAGCATGACCCCCGAAGAATACCTAGAGCGTATCCTTAAATGCGCAGGTTCCTCCCTTCGCCATTACACAGAGCAATCAAAGGCCAGTTTAAGGGCTGAGATGGTCAAGATCATAGCAGAGATAAGGGCGGCGAAATGAGACGAGCGGCAAAGCGAGATGCATCAGAGCCAGAGATTGTTTCGACGCTCGTCCAGTGCGGGTTCAGCGTCTACCGCCTTAACCAGCCCGTGGATCTTCTCGTCGGCCATCGTGGCAAGAACTACCTCGTTGAATGCAAGAGCGGCACCAAGGGCTACGGTAAGGCTCTCAACAGCAATCAGCGGGTGTTTGACGATGCATGGCGCGGCGCGAAGGTCGTGACGCTCCACAGCGCTCAGGATGCTCAGGATTGGGCCATTGAAGTTTCGAAAGGGAATGTAGCATGAACGAGATAATGTCGATCCTTTCACCTCTTCTCGGTGACGAACTGGCCGAGGCCATCATTCAGCATCGCAAGGCCAAGAAGCCGCCATTCACAGCCTACGCCGCAAAGCTCCAGGTAAAGGAATACATCAAGACCGGCGACCCTATTGCGGCTGCTGAAATGCAGATCCTTCGCGGATGGACCGCCATCAAGGCCAGTTGGTATTTCAGCGAGATGGAGAAGGAAAAGAAGATCACCGAGGCTGCAAAACCCGTCTTCAAGAGCGTTGCCGATCGCTTCCCCACCCGTGAGGCATATCAGGCCTATCTGCATCAGAAGAACTCGGAGGCTTTGCAATGATCCAAGCCATTGAGTACACAAACGCCGCCGACCTGATCAGAGCAGCAAGCCAGACCCGCCAGCGCATGTGGGGCAAGGTAGCCAAGCCGAAAATGCTTGCGCCGCCGGTCAGCGAGATCATCATTGTCGATCCTCCGCAGCAGGATCACCACGTCAAGGCCTACCGCATTCATAAGGCCCGCGTGCTGCTTGGCTATGAACCGCCGGTCATGCCTTCAATAGCGCTGCACAAACCTCAACGGCCAGAGGTAGACATTCAGGAATTGCAGACGGCCATAGTTTTTCAAGACGAGACGCAGGCAGGGAATCCGCCGCGCAAAAGCATGAAGCAAATCGTCATGGAAGTTCTGCGCTTTTTCCCGAAGGTTTCTTTTGATGAGGTTGTTGGGTCTCGGCGTACAAAATCGCTGATATATCCCCGGCATTTGTGCATGTACGAGATCTACAATCAGCGGCACGACCTGCCTACGACAACCATAGCGAAGTTCTTCGGACGCGATCATACAACGCTTCTGTACGCGGTTCACAAGATTGCCGTCATGGCGGAAGGCGGGGAGAAATTTGCCCTGTGGACAGAGAATAAAGGACAGAAAGCTGCTGCTGTAAAGGCGGCATATCGGGACAAAAAGACCCCGATGATGTATGGTGATTTGCAAGTCTCATCAAATGCTTAACTCAGATTTCATCAACGCGAGGGCAAGCGAATGAACATGATCGAACGCGTTGGCATGGTCATCATGAGGGTTGATGGATGCGGCCTCACGAATGACGCTGGTGATCGTGTTTTCTGCAATGACCTATCAGTGCCGGAAGACCACCGGGGTAACTGTGAATGCCTAAGCACGGCCCGCGCCGCCATAGAGGCGATGAAAGAACCGACTGAAAGCATGGAAATAGAGGGCGACAATCACGCTGATAGAAGCGCCGTTGTTTGGACCGCCATGATCTCCCAAGCTCTAAAGGAGGGAGGGGAATGAGAAACAATCTCATCATGCATTTCCATTGTGCAGAGTGCGGCACTGTTCTTGAACTTGTTCATCCAGCTCAAGCCGCCGCCCCAAAGCCATACCTTAGCAGTGCGGCCTATATTGATGGGCATACTCCTGAACCAACAGGCGCGGCTGTCTGCTACGTCAGCCCTGTATTTGTTGCTGCGTGCAAAGCATGCATCACCAAGCACACTGGCCCAGCTATAGCTCTAGCAAAGGCGATCAGCGCATTTTCGGAGATCAAGGCATGACTTCGAAGTCTTTAAAGCTCCGCATCAAGCGCCGTTCCTCTGCAGGCCGTCCCCGCAAGGAGGATGTAGAAAGGTTTCCGTCTGGCAAGATAAAGCCCTCCGAGACACAGAAGGAAACCAAGGCCGTGGCACTATGGGCAAGGAACAACATCCACGGCATTGATGCCGACGACCCGCACGCAGGCTCCACGCTTGGCCGACTGTTTCTCGATCGCAAGATATCCGAGGATGAACGCAAGGCCGGCGAATACTATGCCGAGTGCATGGCGCGCTACTATTCCGCAACGGGCATTCCTCATCCGTCACCCAAGGCGCAGAACTTCGGCGCTGTACGGGGCCACGATGGCGATGTGAGCGAAAGCCAGCAGACACGCGCACGACGGGCCACAAACCGTATGATGGAGCTGGAGCAGCTTCTCTTGAGCCGTCCGAACGGTCCACGCATCAAGTCCACGCTGTTCGGGCTGTGCGTCGAGGATCTGGATATCCTGCGCATGATGCCTGCTCATCAGCTTATCCTGGCAAAAGAAGGCCTCATGGCATTGATGCTGTATAAGTCACAGAGGGAGCCGGGACAATGAAGATGAAGGCAGAACTACAATGGCATTGAGCCAGAAAGACGTTCAAAACATCGAATATATTGTTGGCGGGTTGAAGAGTAACATTAAAAAGGGTGTAGGCCCTTATGGCGATGGATACCTTAAAGGGGTAGGGGACGTTCTACGCGCAATCCAACTTCTAAAAAGTGGTTACGGGCTAACGCTCGATAACATCGTTTTTACATGCACCAAGAATGATGCTGTTGGCATCGCGGCACGAGACGTGAAGCGCGCCCTCAATGAGCTTGGTGCCGTAGAAGGTGTGAATATCCTCCCATCCAAAGCCTGACCTATTGCTATATTAGGCAAATCATCCTACCGTAATTGTAACATCGGAGATGTGCGTGCAAAACGCATTTTGGAATGTAGCTCAGTTGGTAGAGCAGGCGACTGTTAATCGCCTTGTCACAGGTTCGAGCCCTGTCTTTCCAGCCATTTCGAGGCCATTGCCTCAACAGATCGGGAAGGCGAAGGGCGCAGGCTTCAGAAGCCCTACCATAGCTGGATAGCAGACCCTTCCCGTACCATTCCCAAGCCAGTCAATGAGGCAGAGATGGCATTCTTCATCGTTTTCGTTCTCCCTGCGCTTCTCATAGCCGCTCCATTTGCCATCTTAGGCCTTCGCAAGTGGAGACATGAAGGCGAAGATAAACAAATCCTCGTAAAACGATCCGAGTTGACACGGAAAGCAGGGCGCTATCAGGTCAGCCCATGTGATTCTAGCGTTTGGACGGGGCGATAACGTCGGTTTGTGAGAAAGCCATTCCTAGCCGTATCAAAATCAACGGCTCTATATCCCGACATTTGGAATAATATTCCACCAATAGATTGACCCCGCCCCTTTCCGGGGCTTTTCGCGTTCAGGAGTAGTAGAGATGGCTGCAATCGACAAAGCGAATGCGTCTAACGGGATCACCGACCCATCATCGCTATATTTCGCTGTGACGACTTCCGACACGGCAGACAGTGGCGATATGGCCTTTGTCTCCCGAGCGCTTTACGTTGGTGGAGCGGGCGACCTGATTGCAGTCCGAGCGGATGGAGTGGAGGTGCCTTTCGTAGGTGTCCCAGCCGGAACGCTACTCCCGATCCGGGCAAAACGCGTCAAGGCGACAGGCACGACCGCGACCAGCATTGTGGCGCTGGCCTAAGCGAACAACCTCAAAAGGTTAGTGATTTTAAAATGGCCGGCAACGAGAACAGCGGACGCAAGCAAGAAAAGCCCTTCAGGGACGCTCTCAGGATTGAGCTTGCTGCTGCTCAAATGAATGATCGAGGCCTTCGCGTTATCGCCCGCAAGCTCATCGAGGCTGCTGAAGAAGGCAAGATGGATGCGATCAAGGAACTTGCTGACCGCGTTGACGGCAAGGTTGCCCAGGCTATTGGCGGCGATGAAGGTAATCCCATTGAGTTCGTCCACAAGATCATCCGCGAGATTGTAAGGCCGAATGACAACTCTTCAGATCCCGACAGCTGAGGTATTCGAGCCGCTTCTAGCGCCGTCACGCTACAAAGGCGCTTGGGGCGGGCGAGGATCAGGAAAGAGCCATTTCTTTGCAGGTCTACTCATTGAGGATTCGCTGGCTGAAAAAGGCCTTCTGTCGGTCTGCATTCGTGAAGTGCAAAAGACGCTCAAGGATTCGAGTAAGCGCCTACTGGAAGGCAAGCTAAAGGATTTCCGATTAGGCGAGGCTGACGGCTTCAAGATCTTCAACGAGGTCATACAGACGCCGGGTGATGGTGCAATCATCTTCCAGGGTATGCAGGACCACACAGCAGAGTCCATCAAGTCGCTGGAAGGTTTCAAGCGCGCATGGTGGGAAGAAGCACAGGCTGCATCGCTCCGGTCTCTCAATCTGCTTCGCCCGACTATCCGCGCTGAAGGCTCCGAGCTTTGGTTTAGCTGGAATGCTCGCCTGAAGATCGACCCGGTTGATGTCATGCTTCGCGGCCCAGAGCCGCCGACAGGCTCGACAGTGGTCAAGGCCAATTGGCGTGATAATCCATGGTTCACGAACGTTCTGGAACAAGAGCGTCTTGATTGCCTCCGAGAGCAGGCAGACCAATACGACCACATCTGGGAAGGTGGATATCTCACGGTTGCTGCCGGCGCCTACTTTGCGCAGCACCTGGCCGCAGCGAAGAACGAAAACAGGATAGGCCGCGTTGCTGCTGATCCTTTGATGACGCTGCGATTGATCGTGGATATTGGCGGCACTGGCGCAAAGGCTGACGCTTTCGTCATTTGGGTCATGCAGTTCATTGGCCGTGAGATCCGCGTGCTGGATTATTACGAGGCTGTAGGCCAGCCGCTTGGCGCTCATCTCGAATGGTGCAGGTCCAGAGGCTACACGACCAACAAGGCGCAGTTCTGGTTGCCGCATGATGGCTCGACCAACGACAAGGTTTTCAACGTCTCCTATGAGAGCGCCCTGAGAGATGCGGGGTACGACGTGACCGTTGTCCCTAATCAGGGCAAAGGCGCTGCTGCTGCCCGCATTGAGGCGGCAAGACGGCTATTCCCGCGCATGTGGTTCAACGAGGCCACGACGGAAGCCGGCAGGGCTGCACTCGGCTGGTATCACGAAAAGAAGGACGAGGCCCGCAACATAGGCCTTGGTCCAGAGCATGATTGGGCTTCGCATGGCGCGGATGCCTTTGGCCTTGGCGCTGTCACCTATGAAGAGCCAGCTGAATACAAAGCGCCAACCGCAAAGAGACAGTGGGTTGTTTGATGGATAAAGAGTTTAGCGAACAGTCTCTCAAGGCTCTGATCGCATCCGAAATCTCAGACGCTCGAATTTTCCAGACCCGCGACTTCAAGGAAAGCCGTGAGCGGAATTTCAATTACTATAACGGGGTTATGACCGACACCCCGGCCGCAGATGGCTGGTCGAAGTTCCAAACCCGCGACGTGTCCGATGTCATGGGCTGGACGCTTCCAGGCATCATTCGTGTGTTCACCGCTTCCGACCGCATGGTGGACTATCAGCCGCGCCGGCCTGGTGATGAGGATGTAACGGATCAATCGTCCGATTACGCAAACTTCATCTTCTGGAATGACAATGACGGATACCGCATTCTATGGGATGCCACGCATGACAGCCTGTTGCTCGCTGACGGCATTGTAAAGACGTGGTGGGATGACAGCGAGATTTGCGAGTATTCGACGCATACGGGCCTGAGTGCTGAAGCGCTGGCCTTGCTGCTGGAAGATGAAGACGTGGAAATCGTCTCTCAGAAAGAGGACAGCATAGAGCTTCAGGGCGACATGGGCGAAAGCATGTCGGTCCCGATCTATGACGTAAAGATCAAGCGCATCGAAAGCCGTGGCCGCATCAAGATAAAGGCAATCGAGCCGGAAAACTTCCTCAAGGACCGCCAGTCGGTCACGATTGAAGAAGCCCGCTTCCTTGCGCACCGCGATCCGCATATGACGCGCTCTGGCCTGATCGAAATGGGCTTTGACCGGGAGACAGTCGAAGGCCTTCCGGGGAATACGTCCAGCTTTCTTGAGGATGATTTCCAGCGTGAGGGATACGACGGATTTTCGCACGGCGACCGCTCGACAGACCTGATTGAGCTTTACGAGTGCTACATCAAGGCCGACGTGAACAATGACGGCATTGCTGAGACTGTGCTGGCCTATTACGCAGGGCAGGGCGGCTCCGGGGAACTGCTCGATTGGGAAGTGTGGGACGATGACCCATGCTTTACGCAGATCCCATGCGAGCCAGTGCCTCACCGTTTCCAGAGCCGTTCGCTTGCCGGCGAAGTTGTAGACATTCAGCAGATCAAGACGGTCATGACCCGTCAGATGCTGGACAACGCCTATCAGGTCAATAACCCGCGCACGCAGATTGAAGCGGGCAGCATCATCAACATGGACGAGTTGGTCAATCCAACGGTTGGCGGCGTGGTCCTCCGCAAGGTTGGCACACAGCCGATTGACTTCACTGTAACGCCTTCCATCATGGAAAACGTGTTGGCCGGTCTGCAGCACATGGATGCAGTCACGGAGATGCGTACTGGCGTATCCCGCGCTTCGATGGCGCTTGATCCGCAGACTTTGCAGAACCAGACGGCCACGGCCAATCAGAACCAGCGAGACAGTGCTTATTCGCAGGTTGAGTTGATCGCCCGCAATCAGGCAGAGCTTGGGTGGAAGAAGGTCTTTGAGAAAGTCCTGAAACTGATCGTCAAGCACCAGGACCGCCCGCGCATGATCCGCTTGCGTGATGAGTGGGTGGAGATGGACCCGCGCCAGTGGAACGCGGGCATGGACGCAGTGGTCAACGTCGGACTTGGCACAGGCTCCCGCGACCGTGACATGACTATGCTGAACAACATCCTTGGCACACAGATCGCGTTTGCTGATCGCTTCCAGGGTTCTGGCATGGCCACCGAAGCAATTGACATGATCCCGCGCATCGTCAAGACGGCAACAAAGATTGCGGAAGCGGCCGGCATTCGCAATGCGGACTCGTTCTATCCAGAGATCAAGCCGGAAGAACTGGAGCAGTTGAAGGCCCAGGCCGCACAAGCCTCACAGCAGCCGCCGCCGGAAGTGCAGATTGCACAGCAGAAGATGCAAGCGGACATGCAGGTACAGCAGGCCAAGATTGCCGGCGATCAGCAGAAGGCCCAGGCCGATATGCAAATCACGCAACAGAAGGACGCGGCGACACTCCAGCTTGAGCAAATGAAGATGCAGATGTCTTCCCAGCTTGAGCAGCAGAAGATCGCCATGGAAATGGAACTCAAGCGCTACCAGATCGATGCAGAGCTAGGCCTGAAGCGGGAACAGTTGGTTGCTGAACTAGCCTTGAAGCGTGAGCAGATCGCGGCTGAACTCGAACTGAAGCGGGAAAGCAACGAGATGAACGCAGCGGTTAAGGCTTCGGCTACCAGCAGTGTCAGTGTAGGCGGGGAGCCCGGTTGATGGACAAGGAATTTCTCGCCCTTGAAGCAGAACGTCTCGCTAAAGACCCTGTCTTCATTGAAGTCCTGAGCCGTATCAAATCCAATTCCGTCGATAAGCTGATCGCGACCAACGCCAGCGACACGACCACAATCATCTATCTGCAGTGCATGGCCAAGATTGCCGATCTATTCCCGGCAGAACTGCAGGCGATGGTGAAATCCTCCCAAGACCCGAAACCTAAGACCGTAGTCTAAAGGAAAACCCATCATGTCAGATACTACGACAGCCCCTAGCGGGTCCGTAGACACTACCTCCTTGTCTTTCGAGCAAGGAATTGAAGCCATCGGCAACCTACTGGATGACGTCCCTGAAATGGATAGCGTCAAAGGCTCTGAGGCGCCCAACAGTGAAGTCAAGTCTGAAGTCGAGAACGACGATGACGAGCCTGATCTGTCTCTTGATGACGATGAAGATGCTCTCGGATCGGAAGATCAATCCAACGCCCCGGTGACCGCAGCGGACGACATGCTCGTTACGCTGGATGACGGCTCAACGATAAGCGTTGCTGATCTCAAGACCAACAGCATGTTTCAGCGTACTTTCACCCGCAAGACCGAAGAACTGAAACAGCACAAAGCACAGCTGGAGCAGGAACACGCCGAGCGGGTGGCGCAGGCAACGGAAGAAATCCGTCAACAGCGTGAATACATCCTGAGCATTGCCGGAAAGGTGCTCCCCCCGAAACCCGTTCGGCCGGAACTGAGTGCGTCCGAAGATCCATTCGCATGGACCGAGTACGCAGAGCAAAAAGAGAACTACGAGGCTCGGATTGCTGAACTCAACCAACTAGCTGAGCAGGAAAATCAGGAAGCATCCAAATCGGCAGAGCAGCAAAAGGCTCAATATCAAGCGTACCTTGCCGAACAGGCGAAGAAGCTCTTTGATGTTGTTCCCAAGCTGAAGGACGAGGCGAAGCGTGAAGCGTTCAAGGCCGATCTGATTTCGGTCGCTGGTGAATTCTACGGGGTTCCCATCGAAGAAATCAACGCAATCGGCGACCACCGCTACATGCACATTCTCCATGATGCGATTGCCTACCGCAAGCTGGTGCAGAAGTCGAAAGCCGTACCCGAAAAGGTAGCGGCCAAGCCCAGGCTCCAGGCCAACAGGCAACGCATGTCCATCCCGGATGTCAAGGCACGCGACGAAACCGGACGTTTCCAGGCCCTGAAGAAGAACCCCAACGACCTCAGAGCCGCAACGCTGTCCATCATGGACACGCTAGGCGACATTTAAAGGACTCCACAGATGGCACAGCCAGCAAATACCTTCGAAACCTACGATGCCGTAGGCAACCGCGAAACGCTCGCAGACAAGATCTGGAGCATCACGCCTGATGAAACCCCGTTTCTGTCCATGATCGGCAACACGTCCGTTGAGGGCGTCCACCCGGAATGGCAGACCGACACCCTCGCAACGCCTGACGCTGACAACAACCAGCCGGAAGGCAATCGCATCATGGAGAATGTGCATGTAGCGGTGGTCGCCGATTGCGTGT